CGAAGACAGGGAAAAACATATATCGCAAATATACTAGGACAGTTGGTATCACTTGTACCAAATTCACATATATTACTTATGTCACCAAACTATGCACTATCGCAGATATCATTTGATTTACAAAGACAATTAATTAAACACTTTGATTTAGAAGTGATTCGTGATAATGCAAAAGATAAAGTTATAGAACTTAGTAATAATTCTACTATTCGTATGGGGTCAATCAATCAGGTTGATTCAGTTGTTGGTAGAAGTTATGACTTAATTATATTTGATGAAGCAGCACTTGTTGATGGTAAAGATGCGTTCAATGTTGCACTAAGACCTACACTAGATAAACAAAATGCAAAAGCACTTTTTATTTCTACTCCTCGTGGAAGAAATAATTGGTTTGCTGAGTTTTATTATAGAGGATTTAGTAATGAGTTTCCTGAGTGGGCATCTCTAAAAGCAACTTATCATGAAAATCCTAGATTGTCTGAGGCAGATATTGCTGAAGCAAAAAAGACAATGTCAGAGGCAGAATTTAATCAAGAATATATGGCAGACTTTAATGTATTTGAAGGACAAATATGGACATTTGACCATGAAAAATGTATCGAAGATTTATCAGAATATGAAACAAAAAGAATGGATATATTTGCAGGAATGGACGTAGGATATAAAGACCCTACTGCATTTGTAGTCATAGGGTATGATTGGGATACTAATAAATATTATATATTAGATGAATACTTAGATAGTGAGAGAACTACTGAACAACATGCAGTAGAAATAAGAAAAATGATAGATAAGTGGGATATAGATTATATTTATATTGACTCTGCTGCACAGCAAACTCGTTATGACTTTGCTCAAAACTATGATATTAGCACTATTAATGCTAAAAAATCTGTGTTAGATGGAATTGGTCATGTAGCGGGAGTTGTAGATAACGATAATTTAATAGTACACTCTAACTGTAAAGAAACTATTTGGGCACTTGACCAGTATCAATGGGATCCAAACCCTAATTTATTAAAAGAGAAACCAAAACATAATGCGGCATCACATATGGCTGATGCACTACGATACGGTCTTTACTCATTTGAAACTAGCATGACTACGTTTTGATGAAACCTAGAAAAAATAATACTTGACTTTAGCTCAAAAGTCTGGTACAATTAGCATATAAGAATAGAAATGACACTAAAAAGAGATTTAGTTAAATACGTAAGAGACAAGGCAAAATCTCAGTACGAGAAACATGATACCTGTTACATTTGCGGTTCAAGACAGGAACTCGATTTCCATCATTTTTATGGACTTACAGAGTTGCTTGAAAAATGGATAGCAGATAATAATCTAGAAATCCATGACGAAAGTAGCATTATGAAGTTGCGTGAAAGGTTTATTGATGAATACAAAGATGAAATTTATAATAAAACAGTTACACTTTGTCACAAACATCATTTAAAACTACATTCTATATATGGCAAGAGACCGAAGTTAATAACTGCTGAGAAACAGCAAAGATGGGTAGAAATACAAAGAGAAAAACATGGCATGGTATGATTTTATTTTAGGCAGAAATGCTGAATCAGACGAGGAAAAGTTAAATCCCTCTCAATATGTAATAGCAAGAAATGAAGGGTTTAACATTGAGTCCAGAGAAAATGTTTTAAGTTATAGAAATGCCTACGAGCAGTTGGAAGTAGTCCATCGTGCTGTCAATATGATAGTTGATGCTTGCTCAGACATTCCTTTCTTAGTCCAAGACCAGATTCCTGGCTCAAGTCCCGTTTATAGAAATATTAGAAGAACAAGAGTAGATTTATTACTAAATAAAGAACCAAATCCATTTCAAGATATTAGTACATTCAGAAGAAACTTACTAATTGATTTACTAATAGATGGAAATATTTTTGTGTACTTTGATGGTCAGCATATGTATCATCTTCCAGCAGAGAAGATAGATATTGAAACTGATGAAAATACATACATTAATAAATTTGTGTATGATAATAGTATTGAATATTCTACTAGTGAAATTATTCACATAAAAGAAAATAGTTTTCACTCTATTTATAGAGGTGTGCCAAGATTAAAACCTGCACATAGAACTATGCAATTATTAGTGAATATGAGAAACTTCCAGGATAACTTTTTTAAGAATGGAGCAGTTCCTGGATTAGTATTAAAGTCACCAAACACTCTATCAGAAAAAATTAAAGATAGAATGTTACAGGCTTGGGTTGCAAGATATAATCCAAGTACTGGAGGTAGAAGACCATTATTTTTAGATGGCGGACTAGAAGTTGATAACTTAACAGAAGTCAATTTCAAAGAGTTAGATTTTCAAGAAGCAATTAGATCAAATGAGAAAATTATTCTTGAGGCATTAGGAGTTCCACCTATTCTTATGGATAGTGGTAATAATGCAAATATTCGACCAAATCAAAGATTATATTATTTAGAAACTATACTACCTATAGTTAAAAAACTAATGAAAGCATATGAAAGATTTTTCGGATTTAAACTGGTAGAAGATGTTACAGGAGTACCTGCATTACAACCAGAGTTAAGAGACCAAGCATCTTATTATGCTTCTCTAGTTAATACAGGTATTATGACTCCTAACGAGGCAAGGGAGAGTTTAAATCTTGAAACAGTCGAAGGATTTGATACACCAAGAATTCCTGCAAATATCGCAGGTTCAGCTGCAAACCCAGAAGAAGGCGGGCGGCCAGCGGAAGATGAGGAAGAATAAATATGAACAAAAAGAAGATGATAGACCAATTAGGAGAGTATTTTACAAAAAAAGGAAAAGTACTTGACCTAAAAGAGTATGACGAACAAGAAGATAGACCAATGAGGTCACAACTTGTAAAAAGGAATTTTAATTCATGGAGCAGAATGATGCTTATGGTAAAAAACCATTATCCTGATATAGGAAAGAAAGCATCAGTTAAAAAATCTGCTGAGAAAAAGGTTAAAAAAGATGTCAAATAAGATTTTTAACTGGACAAATACTTTCAAAATGATTGGTGAGCAAGATGACGGAAGTATTGAAATAAAAGGTCTTGCTAGTACAAATTCAACTGATAGAGCAGGAGATGTAATTGAAGTTGAAGCATGGACAAAAGGTGGAATAGATAACTATCTAAACAATCCGATTGTTCTTTATAATCACAATCATGAAAAACCAATCGGCAGAGCGAAAAGCATCAAAACTGTTGATAATGGATTAGAGTTTACAGCCAAAATATCAAAAGCGGCTGGAGACATAAAAGAATTAATCAAAGACGGTGTTTTAGGAGCATTTTCTGTAGGCTTTAAAGTAAAAGACTGCGATCATATTTCTGAAACAGGCGGATTAAGAATCAAAGATGCTGAACTTTTTGAAGTTTCTGTAGTATCAGTGCCTTGCAATCAGGGAGCTACGTTCTCACTTGCAAAATCATTTGATACAATGGAAGAATATGAAAAGTTCAAACAATCTTTTGTTGAGACTAACTCAGTGGACTCAGTGAAGACTGAAGAAACAGAGCAGTCTAAAGTGGCGCAAGCCAAAATTAAGGAGAATCGCATGAGCGACGAAATGAAGACTCCTGAAGGCTTTGATTTAAGCAAATTTGCAAAAGACGTAGCTAAAGAAACAGCTGCATCACTTGCAATGAAACAAGCTGAAACAAAAGCGGCAGAAGAAAAAGCAGCACTTGAAGCTGCTGAAAAGGCTGCTCAAGTAGAGGCAGAAGTCGAAGCAAAACAGGAAGAACAGAAAGCAGTTATTGAAGCTGGAATATCAGGAGCCGAAAAGCTTATGTCTGATGTTGAAACTAGAGTCAATGAAAAGCATGAAGATTTAGAAGCAGTTGTTAAAGAACTTGAAAAAACTTTAGCAGAAAAATCTGATGAAATCATGAATATCAGAGAGTCAAAAAGAGTTTTCTCAGACAGAAACGGACAAGGTGACTGGAAAAAAGCTTTTGAAAATGACATTATAGACGCTAAGTTTATGGGTCTTGCAACTGGTAAAGGTTTTGAAAATGACTATGCCAAGAGCGTAATGGAGAAAGTAAACGCACACTCAGGTGTCGGTGTTTCTTCAGCAGACTTTGAACAAGTAGTTTCTACAAATATTGAAAGAGATATTCAGAATGAATTAGTATTAGCACCTCTATTTAGAGAAATACAAATGACTTCTGCGAATCAAATCATTCCAATATTACCAGATTCAGGATATGCAGAATTCACATCTAGCCAAACAGCTAGTGGTTCATCACCACATGGTAACTTGGCAGAAAGAGGTGACGCATATAACCCTGGTTCAGCAGGTGGTATTGATTTAACAGAAAGAACTCTTTCTACAGTAAAATTAATTTCTCAGTCATTCTTAGGTAATGAAACTGAAGAAGATGCAATTTTACCAATACTTCCTTTAATTAGGGAATCAATGGTAAGATCACATGCAAGAGCAATTGAAAATGCTATCCTAGCAGGTAACAACTCTGCTAACGGTGTATTCTCATCAGGAGCATTTGAAGGCTTAATTCAAAAAGCCGCACAAGATGACAGTTCTGGTACACACGCAACTGCATCAACTGTTGCATTTGCAAGTGAGTCTTTAACAGCAGCTAACTTACTTGATATGAGAAAGAATATGGGTAAATACGGTGTAAATCCATCAGAGGTTGTTTACATTGTAAACCAACAAGAGTATTTCAACTTACTAAGTGATGCTGAGTTCCAAGATGCTAACCTAGTTGGCGATATGGCAACTAAGCTATCAGGTGAAATCGGACAAGTGTTCGGTTCAAGAGTTATCCTTTGTGATGAATTCGCAACACCTGCAGTAAGTAAAGTACACGCTGTAGCACTTTATGCAAGAAACTATGTAATGCCAAGATTGAGAGGTGTTACCTTAGAATCTGATTACGAAGTAGCAAACCAAAGAAGAGTCTTAGTGGCTTCACAAAGACTTGGTTTCATCGACTTAATCGACGGTGCAACATCTGTTCACATCAGAAGTTACAAATCTAGCTAATATTTAGCTAATAGGCTTGGGGCGAGCCTATCGCCCCATTTATTTAAATTATGGCAGACTTAATAACAGTACAAGAATACAAAGACGCAGAGGGTATGAGAGGCGATAACAATGATGATCGTTTAGCTATCATAGTACCTCAAGTTTCTGACTTAGTTAAAAAATATTGTGGAACATCATTTATTGATAACTTTAGTAGTGCAAAAACAGAAACATTTAATATAATAGATAATAATACATCAGTAATAGTTTTAAGTGAAACACCACTAGTGTCCGTAACTTCAGTTAAAGAACGAAGTAGTCCAAGTGATAGTTATACTACACTTACAAATAATACTGATTATTTTATTGAAACAACATCAGATAGTATTCACCGAATAAATTCAAGTGGAATAGAAAAATCTTTTCTAAAAGGTTTTGGAGCAGTTGAAGTAGTTTATACTGCAGGATATTCAGCAACTCCAAAAGATTTAGAGCTTGCACTATTTGATTTAGTAACTTATTATTTAAAAGACGAGCATAAAGAAAGACAGACCCTTGGTGGAGCAACTTTACAGAATCAAGGAACTGCAAGTTTAAGGAATAGTACTGATTTTCCAGACCATATAAAAAGAGTACTTGACTTATATCGAGTGATTATTTAATGGCTTTAGCAAAAAGAAAAAAATTTTTAAAAGACTTTGATAAATTTATAAAACAAAGAAGTTCTGCAAATATAACAAAAGCTAAAATAGTATTAAATTTTGATGAGTGGGAAGATACTATTATAAAGTCTATAACTAAAGGTACTCACCCAGAAACTGGCGGACAACAAGTCGCTCAAGCAGAAGGATTATCACAGAAGGGTAACCCCTTAATTCAAAAAACTTGGGTAAGTTTAGGTAAAGAATTAAAAAAATGGTCAAAGAAACCACCAAGAAGTAATCAAACTTGGCGTGTACAACAGGTTAAACTACTACCTGGTCAAACACGATATGAAATTGAAGCAACAGGAAGAGTAGGACCCTATGGCACAACTAGAATAACTTGGTCTACAAATATAGTTAGAAGTATAAGAGATGTAATAAAAACATGGGCAAGGTCATACTATCCAGGTACAACAGTCGTAGCTGAACATGGAGCCACAACTGAGTCAAAATCAGGTCCACTACAAAGTCAATTACAGATGGTGACCAACCCAACACCTGGACAAAGAGGTACAAATGTACATACTGCATTAATAAAAGCTCTTAAACTAACAGCTAAAAATTTTAAAATGGATGTATTTGGTAGAGTATTTGCAGACTTTTTGCAATACAAATATCAGACAAAAGTTGATAGAAGAAAAAGTACTACTACTTACCAAGCAGAGCATGCAATAGAACTTGTTATTATTCCAGAAAGTGATCAAACAGGTGGTACAGATAGACAAACAATAAAAGAGGTTAAAGACTTAGTAGACCCCAAAAATTTTGGACCACTTGTTGGAAGATATCTTAATAGTTTAGGTACACTCAGTAAAAAACAAATAAATAATATGGTTAGTGATTCACCTGACTATACTGATGAATTAACTTTACAAGCATCTAAATTAGCAATACAAAAATTATTTCCACATAAAACTAAACCAAATATGAGATTTAGGGTAAATAAAAAATTAGCAGAACGTATAAAAAGAGAGACTAAAAAAGGAAGACGATCAACAGTTTCAGCAAGTAAAGCAAAATTAAAAGAAACTAAAAGTAAAGAGACATTTGGTGGAGTTATAGCAGGAACAGCAACCGCTAGACGTAAAGCTAAACCTAAAACTACTCGAAATAATGTATTATCTTTAAGAAATATGTTAAATTCAATACTACCATCACAAGTAGCAATGAATATGACTGAACCAGCTCTCAGATTTAGAACTGGAAGATTTGCAAACTCAGTTAGAGTAACTAATATTATACAGCGTCCAAGAGGCGGACTACATTTAGACTATACTTATATGAGAGAGCCTTATGAAACTTTTGAACCCGGTAATCAACAAGGAAGTACATTAAGAGACCCTCGAAGATTAATTGGGGGAACAATAAGACAAATTATGACAAAACAAGCTATTGAAAGGTTTACTGTTAAGAGAGTATAATGGCAACAACAGGAAGAACGTATTCAACAAGAAGAAGAGCAGTAGTAGAAGCTATCTGTGATAAATTAGAACAAATAAATGGACAAACTCCGTTTCGAGCTGCAGTTGCAAAAGTAGATAGACGACTAAAGTTTTGGGACGAAGTGCAAGAGTTTCCATCTATTCATGTAGGGGCAGGAAATGAAACTCGTGAATACAATAGTGGAAATTTTAGATTTCGTTTTTTGCAAGTAACAATAAGATGTTATGTGCATAGCGATGATGATGTAATTTTTCGATTAGAAGAATTACTTGAGGACGTGGAGGCAGTACTCGAGGATAATGATCCGCTAGAGTATTTTGACTCCAATGGCGTAAAGCAGTCTACTACTCAGACGACCATTCTGAGTATAGACACAGATGAAGGAGTATTGGAACCTCTAGGTGTCGGAGAAGTCATCTGTGAGATTCAATACTAAATAGGAGAAAATAATGGCAGATCAATTTTATTTTAGTCGAGATACGAAAGTCTTTCTGACACAAAATGGCAGTACAGCTGTTGGTTGGGAGATACCTGTGTTAGATGGATTTAGTTTTTCTCAGGCTACAAATACAAGTGAAATTACTTTAAATGAGATGGCCGATTCAAATGGTAAAAGTAGAAGAAGTAGACAAATGTTTACAGATTCTTATGCTCCTGTTGAGTGGAGTTTTTCTACTTACATGAGACCTTTTGGAGCAGTACCAGCAGGGTCTGGAAATGTATGGGAGCCAAGTGCTTCTATTTCTGGAAACCCTCAACATGCTGTTGAAGAAGCACTGTGGGCATACTTTGTAGGACATACTAGTTTTACAATAGGAGCAAGTTCAACTGCTTCAGCATGGAATGGAACTGGTGGTATTACTAATACTGATACCAGTATGACTGTTGATTTTGAACAGTCAGAGGTTGCAGCTTTAGGTACATTTGATTTATACTTTGAATTAGGTAGTGCTACTGATGGTGGCGATGCTACTTATAAACTTGAAGGTTGTGTAGTAAGTTCTGTATCAATTGACTTTGATATTGATGGAATTGCTACAATAAACTGGAGTGGACAAGGCAGAATGCTTACTGAGTTTGATTCAAACTCTGGTAATCCACCAAGTTTTACAAAAACAATCTCAGAAGGTGTTTCAACTACAAGTAATTTCATTAGAAATAGATTAACACAGTTAGCAGTTACAACTGCTGGTAGTGGTAATTTCCAGAGTTCTTATGATTTGGTTTTAACAGGGGGAAATCTTACTTTTGAAAATAATATGACTTTCTTAACACCAGAAACATTAGGCTCAGTAAATCAACCACTTGGAAATGTTACTGGAACTAGAAGTGTAAGTGGTAACTTTACATGTTACTTAAATCATGACTCTGGTAAGAGTGCAGATTTGTTTGAAGATATAATTGAATCAACAGATGTTATAACTAATGATTTCAATTTAGTCTTTAAAATTGGAGGAACATCAACTCCAAATGTAGCAATTACATTACCAAATTGTCACTTAGAAGTACCATCACATTCAATAGAGGATATAATTTCTCTTGATGTGAATTTCCATGCTCTACCAGCTAGTGTAGATCCTGGTTCTACAGGTTCTAACTATGAAGCAGAAATAGTTTACACAGGTGCTGACTTATCATAGATAATTAATCGGAGAGGCGAAAGCCTCTCCTACTTTTAGGAGATAAAATGGAAGAAAATAATAAAATGGAAGTAAGTTTATCAACATTACTTACTCCGAGCAAAACAGTAACTATAGATTATCCTGAGTTTGAAGGATTTTCAGTAGATATATGTTACTTATCAAGAGAGGAACTTTTAAAACTAAGAAATAAAAGTGTTTCTCAAAAATTAAATAAACGAACAAGAGCATTTGAAGAAGTATTAGACCAAGAAAAATTTTTACAAGTATATGTACAACAAGTTATTAAAGGTTGGAAAGGATTAAAATATAAATATCTAGAAAAATTACTTTTAGTAGATGTTTCAAAATTAAACTCAGAAGATGAGTTGTCTTATACTCAAGAAAATGCTGAATTACTAATGAAAAATTCAGAAAATTTTGACTCTTGGATAGCAGAGACTATTGGAGATTTAGAAAATTTTACACAAGTCAAGTAGAGAAAATAATTTCTTTACTTGATAGACAATTTAGTGAAGGTCAAATTGAAGTTGATACATATTTAAAAATATGTGAGCAAACTGGAGAAGTTCCAGATGAAAAAAAGTTACCACCTGAGATAGGTCAGTATCCAACAGAAGTACAAGAAGCTTTTTTAATACACGGATTACTACCCGATAGATGGGAAGGAATGAGTGGATATTATATGGGAAAAGATATGTCTGCGTTAAAAGCCTTACTTGATATTTATGAAATAAAAGATAAAAAAGTCGTTGTTTACTTTTTAAAACATATAGAGTCAAAACATTCAGATTATGTTAATAAAAAACAAGATAAAAAACGAAAAGCAGCTGAATCGGCAGCAAAAGCAAAAGGAAAGTTAAATACTCCAACTAGGAAAAGATAATGACAAAAAACATAAAAGGTGCTAGAATAACATTTGAAGTAACTGATGATGGAAGTTTAAAACTAGTAGAAAAAGGAGCTAAAAAGACAAAAAGAAGTTTTGATAGCTTGGGAGACTCAGCACATACAGCTGATCGTAGATTAAAAGGTGCTTCTCAACAATCTTCAAATACAACTAAAAACTTTTCAAAAATGGCACAAGGTATCACTGGAGGCCTTGTTCCTGCTTATGCAACTTTAGCTGCAAATATTTTTGCTATTAGTGCAGTATTTAGATTTCTGAGTGATGCAGCAGACTTTCGTGTTATGTTACAAGGACAACAGGAATTTGCTGCACAAACAGGTACTTCATTATCTTTACTAACGGCAGAAGTACAAGCAGCCACAGATGCTCAGCTAGCTTTTAAAGAGGCTTCACAAGCTGTAGCGATTGGTAGAGCTGCAGGACTAACTAAAGACCAAATTATAGATTTAGCAGAAGTTGCTAAAAATGCCTCACTTGCATTAGGTAGAGACTTAACAGATTCATTTCAAAGACTTACTCGAGGTGCTATCAAAGCTGAGCCAGAACTATTAGATGAATTAGGTATTATTGTTCGATTAAACGATGCTACTAAAGAATATGCTCGACTATTAGATTTAGATGCAAATGCACTAAATACATTTCAAAAATCTCAAGCAGTTGTTAATGCAACTATTGCACAAGGTCAAGAAAAATTTGGCGATTTAAATATAGAAGTAAACTCCTTTACTAAACTCGCAAAAACATTTGATGATGTGTTAAATACTTTAAAGAAAGGTATTTCTGATTTTGCAGAATTTTTAGCAACATCACTCGCAGTAAATCCCGCTGCTCTTGCAGGAGCATCAACACTTTTAGGTACAGGATTACTAAAAGCTATGATTCCAGATACTCCTACAATTGACCCACGAGCAACAATGAAGGGAGGTTTAAAAGATTTAAAAAAATTCTATACTGGTAAAAACCTGGGTAAATTTATGGAAGCTGATTTTGGAGAACTTCAACTTAAAAATTTAGAAAGGTCAATAAATGCAACAACAAGTCAGGTTATAAATTCACAAAACATGACAAAAGCTGCTATGATGCAAACGGTGGCAAAACTAAGAGCAGCAAACGCAGTTATGGTTGCTGAGCAAGCTACTGGATTTACAAAAATGCGTTTAAAATTTATTGCAGAACTCAAAATTATGCAATTTGAGTATGGTAAATTTATGGGAACGTTGAAGTTTATTGGTGTACAGGGCATGAAAGCTTTAAGTGCTGTTCTTACTGGAGTTGGTATTGCAGGTGCGCTTTTAAGTATTTTTGGAATAGTTAGAGGAATAATTAATCAATTTAAAGACCCAGCAGTTTTAGAATTTGAACAAACTCAGAGTAGAATTGTTACGAGTGCTCAACGTCAAGCAGTAGAACTAAAAAAAGTTGTAGATAAATTAAAAACACAAAAAAATATTGTAGATCAACTTATTGTTCAGTCAAGAATTCTTGCTAATATTTCATTTAAAAACTTCGCAGAAGGTTTTGGAGAAGTGCTAGATATAGAAAGAGGGACAAGAGGTAGTACCAGAGAGGGAACAAGAGAATTCTTTTTTCAACTTACTGACCCGCAGAGAAAAATATTAGAAGGCACAATTACAACACTAGAAGCTGCAAAATCAGTTCTAGGAGGAGAAGCAGCTGAAGAGGTAGCAGGTTTTATTAAGACTCTTAGTAAAGGTTTAGAAGAATTTGCTGATGAAGGGAAACTGACTGAGACACTTGCAGACATAATACCAACATTAGTACAATTAGATGAAAAAGGATTAGGACCTAATGTTGAAAAAGCTTCAGAGGTTGCTAAAGCAATTACATTTGCAGAGAATGCTTATAAAACTTTTGGTCAAACACTAGAAAAAATTAAATTACCTATAACTCCTTTTGCAAATTTAAGAACAAGTATAAGAGAAATTGCAGATAGTTTTGCGATAATTGCAGCCGGTGCACCTATGCTATCAGATAAAGAATTTGCAGGTGGTCAAATACGAGGTATTATTGGAGATGACTTGGAGGGTATGTTAAAAAACATACTAGGAGAGGTAGCAGCAACAAAAGCACTTGATGAAGCTCAAAAGAAAGTAAATGAAAGCGCAAATAAAAGAGTAGAAGTTTCAACACAACTTGAAGTATTGTCTAACTTACTGTTCGGACGAGAAAAAGAAATTTTAGAGGTTGAAATGAAGAGAATTACTGCAAAGACAAATCTTG